TAGATCGCTGCTTGGATGAAATGACAGCAGACAACCCAGACACGTCGGAAGACGAAATCAATGACGCTTGCCAAGCGGCCTGGGATGATTATCAAGAAACCAAAAGCGCAACTGCCAAGCCAGGTGTGACAATTTATCGCACTCATTCCGAGCCAGTTGAAGGCACCAGTTTTGTGCTGTCAGATGAGACTGTTGATCGCATGGGCGAGGTGATCACAGCCACTGGCTGGAACCTTGATGATTTTAAGCGCAACCCAATTGCGCTGTTCAATCATCGGTCAGACTTTCCCATTGGGCGCTGGCACGACTTGGCCATCAAGGATGGCAAGTTGAAAGGGCGACTGGAGTTGGCGCCCGCCAGAACCTCACCACGCATTGACGAGATCCGTAAGCTTGTTGAAGCTGGCATCTTGCGGGCGGTGTCGGTTGGTTTCCAGGCCAGCAAGAAAGAACCAATCGACGAAAAAGCTGATACGTTTTTTGGGCCGTTCCGCTATCTCAAGCAGGAATTGGTTGAATGCTCCTTGGTATCAGTGCCAGCAAATCCCAATGCGCTGGCATTGGCCAAGAGTTTGCAGATTTCCCCTGAGACGATAGGTGCTGTCTTTGCCGGGTCCGGCAAACAAGACAGCACTTTGCGGCGCAGGGCTCACGGCGGGTCCGCCAAGGCTAACGGCAAAGACAGGAGGGGCGCGATGTCGCTCGCTCAACGCATTACGGATGTGCAAGGGCAGATCGTGGAAAAGCGGGATGCCCTCAAGGCCCATGTTGACAACATGGACGACTCCAACGTCAGTGACACTGATATGGAGACCACGCAGCGACTCAACAATGACATCACGCAGTTGGAGCGCACCCGGCTGATGCTTGTTGAATCCGAGAAGAACCTTGGTGCAGCAGAAGAAAAGGACGGCAACAAGCCTAAGTTGCCCGCCGTTTACAACAATGGCGGTGGCAGCGGCAATGGCAGCAGCCTCAAGACCAGGGCAGAAATGCCAATCACTTCCACCATTGGCAAGAAAGAGCTTGACATGCTCGACTTGCTGGTGCGTGGCGCCACCATCGCTTATGTGGCCAGAACCCGTGGCCATGACCTGCAACGCGCACGGCAGGACATCTATGGTGATGACGAGCCGACCAAGTTCATGATGGAACTTGTCACTCGTGCAGCCAGTGCGCCAGCCCTGACCACGGTGACAGGGTGGGCGGCGGAACTGGTGCAGCAGACCTGGACCGCCATGATGCCGACGCTGATGCCCAATGCGATCCTGACGCGGCTCGCACCTAGGGGACTGGCGTTGTCATTCGGACGTGCCGGCAAGATCAACATTCCGACCCGCTCCCGCACACCGTCACTCGCTGGGTCGTTCGTGGGTGAAGGTCAGGCCATCCCGGTGCGGCAAGGCGCATTCACCACCCAGGCATTGACGCCCAAGAAGATGGCTGTCATCACCACCTGGACGCGGGAGATGGATGAACATTCCATCCCGGCGATTGAAGGCATCCTGCGTGATGCCATTCAGGTTGACACTTCAGTGGCGGTGGACAGTGTGCTGATTGACGCCAATCCAGCGACGCTGATTCGCCCTGCTGGGTTGCTCAATGGTGTCACGGTGACAACCGCGACACCGGGTGGCGGTCTGGCAGCGTTGATCGGTGACATCAGGGCACTGATCGGTTCTTTGACGACCTCGACATTTGGCAACGTGCGGGAGCCAGTCTGGCTGATGAACCCGACTGACGTGCTGGGCGCTGGGCTGGCGTCTGCCGTCAATACTGGCATCTTCCCGTTCGCGGCTGAAATCAGGGCAGGCACGCTGGCTGGCATTCCGATCATTGATTCGGCCACTGTTCCGGCCAAGACGATGATCCTGATCGATGCCGAGGACTTTGTCGTTGCTGACGGCGGAGCACCTCGGTTTGAGATCAGCGATCAGGCCACGTTGCACATGGAGGACACCGCTCCATTGGATCTGGTTTCTGGTTCACCTGGTACGGTGGCGTCGCCGCAACGTTCGCTGTTCCAGACGGACAGCCTTGCGTTGCGGATGATCCTGCCACTCAACTGGTTGCAGCGTCGTGCTGGCACAGTTGCGTGGACGCAGAACACTACCTGGTGAAAAACGTTACCTGGTAGAGCTCAATTCTGGGCTTTGTCAAAGGAGTTAAAATTATGGCAGAAGATGCAGTCACTGAAAACGCCAAGAGGCAGCTGGAAGTGGATCGCGAGCGCTCGGAAAAATCACGAGCGGATTTTGCCGCGCGGATGAAAGGCAAACCCACTCCCACGCAGCACGAAAACGACATGGCGATGCTTGGCGCGCCCGTTTTCGAGAAAGAAGATGACGGGTCTGGACCAGACCCCAACATCGCCAAGACGGCTGAAGCAGAAAAGCCAGGCACCTACCAAACCCGCACTGCGCAAGCTGGACGACCCGCAGCGCCTCCTGCCAGGCCTGCGAGTTCGTAACAAGCATGACCGCGCGCGGTCTCATGGCTCGTTCGCTGCGAACCGTGTTGCGCGCGGTTGAAGGTGGCTATCGTCCGGGACCTTATTTTCTGCCCGTCAGTGGTGGATGGCTCCCGGACGGTTCCCCCGCCAACTGGTGGCAGACTGGCATGACACCAGGTGGTGACATCAGTCGTTCTGCTATGGTGGAGGCGTGTGTCAGTGCTTATGCCCAGACCATCGCCATGTGTCCTGGTGATCATTGGCGTGGCAACAGCAAGGGTGGCAAGACCCGCGTCACCAATTCCGCACTTTCTCGTATCTTGCGCCACCCCAATGCATATCAGTCCATCAGCGATTTCATGCTCAATGCTGTGCGCAGTCTTTATATGGATGGCAATGCTTATGCGTTGGCGCTGCGCAATGATCGTTATGAAATCACCGAATTGCATTTGATGAATCCGTGGATGAGTTTTCCGCGCGTGGCTGTTGGTGGGGAAATTTTTTACAATCTTGGCGGCAATCATGTGATTGACCGACAGGTTGGTGAACAACTCATAGTTCCAATGCGTGATGTGTTGCATATCAGGTTGCACACGCACAGGCGCTATCCATTCCCGTTGATTGGGGAAAGTCCCATTGAAGCCGCGCGGGACGACATCGGTCTCAACAGCGCGATTGCGCAACAACAGGTGCAATTTTATATCAATCAGGCGCGGCCATCAGCGGTGTTGATGACAGAAATGCCGCTGGACAAAGATCAGGTGCAGTCATTGCGCGATCGCTGGGATGATCAAGCTCGCGGCATCAATCAGGGCAAGACGCCAATTCTTACCCATGGACTGAAAGTTGAACCATGGGCTACATCAGCTAAAGATAGTGCAATCGCTGATGTGGCCAAGATGACGTCAGAGCACATTGCATTGGTCTTTCGCGTGCCACTACAAATTCTTGGACTTGGTGGCACATCATTCCGCTCCACCGAAGCATTGATGCAATTCTGGGTGGCTACTGGGTTAGGCTTCGCCATCAACCATGTTGAAGAAGCACTTGGCTTGTTGTTTGTGCTTAAGGGTCAGCCGGATGAGTATGTGGAATTTTCTACTGATGCACTGATGCGTTCGGCAATGAAGGATCGCATGGAGGCGCTGACCCGTGGCGTGCAAGGCGGCATTTATAGTCCCAATGAGGCACGCAACAAAGAAGGCCTGGACGACGTGAAAGCGGGTGATGAGCCGCGCGTGCAGCAACAAGTTGTTCCACTTTCTGCTGCAGAGCAAATCACCAAGCCAACGCCTAGCACTGGTCCGCATCCGCCACCAGCGCCAGCGCCAGCAGCTCCGCCATCAGCGCCAGCTGCCGCGCCACCGGCTGCAGCTGCACCAAAGGATTACAAGGATGTCGTTAAACGAGAACTCGCACGTGCCAATGCCGCTAGAATCAGAGCCGAGCGACGTTACGGTTGATGTTTGGCACGACATCATTGGTGACATGTTTGCGTCGGAGAAATACAATCTCCGGCGTGAGCGTGAGTTGATTGTTGCGAAGTTTGCGCAAGCAGCGGCTGAATTTCGAATTCAGATCTTGGAACTGAAGGCGGCTTGTGACACGGCCATTGAGATGCGATTGGCCGAGTTCGCGACCAAGGTGGCAGAACGGTTAGCAGTGGTGCGTGATGGCGAGCCAGGTTTGCCGGGTGAGAAGGGCGACCCAGGACCACCGGGCGAGAAGGGCGAATTGGGTTTGCCAGGTGAGAAGGGCGAAAAGGGTGAA